AGTAATGTCAGATCAATTACAGAAACTAGTACAAGATGTTGCTGTTCTAAAAGAACAGAATGCCACTTCTGGTGATATACATAGTCGTTTAGATAGTGCCATAGATAAACTTACAGATATTCAATCTGGTGTTAAATCTATGCTCGCTGTACACGAAGCAAGAATTGAGCGTGCTGAAGAGTCAGATGTAGAGATACAGTCTATTATGGAGAATAGACAAGAAGCAATTCGTGATGATATACAAACTTTACACGGTAGAATAACAGATGAATCAAAAGAATTAAGATCATATTTTACTGAAAAACTGCAACAATTAGAAAAGACCAAATGGATTATGGTTGGTGTTGCTTGTGCTTTAGGAATTTCTTTCTCACCGATGGCAAATATGTTGACAAGTTTGATATAAAATGTTATAATACTACTATGTCGTCATACATAGATACAAAATTCTTAAACTTAATTTCAAATAGACTTACCAATTTCAAACAAAAGAAACCAGGTCTTTGGAACTTTAGATGTCCACATTGTGGTGACAGTCAAAAGTCCAAAAGTAAGTCTCGTGGTTTTGTTTATGAGAAAAAGAATAATCTATTCTTCAAATGCCATAACTGCGGTATGGGTCAATCACTAGGCAACTTTGTTAAGTTTCTAGACGGCAATCTACACAAACAATATGTGTTAGAGAGATATAAAGATGACAAACCTATCGCTGTTCCAGACTTCAAACAGAAACCTATAAAGTTTGAAGAGAATAGTGCTTTAAAGAAACTGAAACGATATGATAGACTAGACAAGAATCACCCTGCCTATGAATTCATCACTAAAAGAAAAATACCTGAAGAACATTTAGATAAGTTTTTCTTTTGTCCTAAGTTTTACAAATGGGTAAACAGTATTATACCTAATAAATTACCTACTAAGAATGATCACCCTAGAGTTATTATACCGTTCTATGATAGAACAGGTAAATTCTTCGCATTTCAAGGTCGTGCTTTCGGTCAAGAACAACCTAAATATATAACTATCAAACTAGATGAGAACAAAGAAAAGATATACGGTCTAGACAGAGTAGATTTAAATAGACCTGTTAATATTGTAGAAGGTCCTATTGATAGTTTATTCTTAGATAACTGTATTGCTATGGCAGGTGCAGATGTATCACTTAAAATACCTGCCGATCAATGCACAATGATATTCGATAATGAACCTCGTAATGAACAGATAGTCAAAAGAATGATTGACGCTGTGAACAAAAATTATAAAGTTGTAATTTTTCCAAAGTCGTTGAAATATAAAGATATTAATGATATGGTTATTCACAAAGAAGATGTTGGTGAGGTATCTGAACTTATATATAATAACAGGCAAAATGGACTCGCTGCCTTACAATCAATCAATAACTGGAAAAGGATATAACTTATGTCAAACTCTCTACCTACGGGTTATCAACAATACATTCACAAATCAAGATATGCAAGATTCATAGAAGAAGAAAAAAGACGAGAGAGTTGGACAGAGACAGTTAGTAGATATTTCGACTTTATGTCAAATCATCTAAAGACAAAACATAAACATATTATTCCCAACAAAGCAGAACTAGAGGAAGCAGTAATTAATTTAGATGTAATGCCATCTATGAGAGCATTAATGACAGCAGGTCCTGCTTTAGAAAGAGATCATACAGCAGGTTATAATTGTAGTTATATTCCTATTGATAGTGTCAGATCGTTTGACGAGGTAATGTACATACTATTATGTGGCACAGGTGTAGGTTTCTCAGTAGAAAGAAACAATGTAGAAAAACTACCTAGAATTGCAGAGACTATGGAACAATCTGATACTGTTATCGTAGTAGAAGATAGTAAAACAGGTTGGGCAAAAGCATACAAAGAATTAATTGCTATGTTATACACAGGTCAGATACCTAAGATTGATGTAAACAAAGTTAGACCTGCAGGTGCAAGACTAAAAACTTTTGGCGGTCGTGCTTCTGGTCCACAACCTTTAGTAAACTTATTTGATTTTACAATCAGTACATTTAAGAATGCTGTAGGTCGTCAATTAGATTGCCTAGAGGCACACGATATTGTATGTAAAATAGGTGAAGTAGTTGTTGTAGGTGGTGTTAGAAGATCAGCACTTATCTCATTGTCTAGTATTCAAGATGATAGAATTCGTAAAGCAAAAATGGGACAATGGTGGCAAGATAATCCTCAAAGAGCATTATCAAATAACTCTGCTTGTTATACTAGAACACCTGATATAGGATTGTTTATGCACGAATGGAAAGCATTATACGATTCTAAATCTGGCGAGAGAGGTATCTTTAATCGTGAGGCAGCAAAAAAGAAAGTGCAAGAGAATGGTCGTAGAGATGTAGAACACGAATTCGGTACTAATCCTTGTTCAGAAATTATATTAAGACCATATCAATTCTGTAATCTAACTGAGGTTGTTATTCGTGCAACAGATGATGAAAAATCATTGAAGAAAAAGGTTAGACTTGCAACACAATTAGGTACATATCAATCAACACTAACAGATATTAAATATCTAAGAAAGATATGGCGTGATAATACTGAAGAAGAAAGACTACTAGGTGTTTCACTTACAGGCATTATGGATAACAAATTAACAATTAAGGCAGAGGAAGAACTACTATCAGGTATGAAAAAGATAGCAGTAGATACTAATAAGAAACTTGCCGCTGAACTGAAGATACCACAATCAGCAGCAACAACTTGTATCAAACCATCAGGTACAGTTAGTCAATTAGTAGATAGTGCTTCAGGTATTCACTCTAGACATAATGATTATTATATCAGAACTGTAAGAGGTGACAATAAAGATCCACTAACTCAGATGATGAAAGATCAAGGCATACCTAGTGAACCTGATATGATGAATCCTACCAATGTAACCGTATTCTCTTTTCCTCAGAAAGCACCTAAAGGAGCAATTACAAGAGAGAGATATAATGCAATCGAACAATTAGAAACTTGGTTACAATATCAAAGACATTGGTGCGAACATAAACCATCTTGTACTGTATCAGTAAAAGAATCAGAATGGATGGAAGTAGGCGCTTGGGTGTACAAACATTTTGACGAAGTATCAGGTGTAAGTTTCTTACCACATTCTGATCATACATATCAACAAGCACCTTATCAAGATATAGATGAAAAGAAATATAAAGAGGCATTAAAAGAAATGCCTAAAGATGTAAACTTTGAAAAGTTATCTGAGTACGAAGATGAAGATAATACAACAGGCACTCAAGAACTATCTTGTACTGCTGGTGCTTGTGAACTTGTAGATATAACTTCATCGGTTGCCGCTTAATGTTAAAGTGTGATAACTGCTCAGCAGAATATAAAATTGACCACGAGATGGACAAGGAACATTATCTTCCTATCTACTGTCCGTTTTGTGGTTGGGAAAGAGAAGAGTCTGACGAAGAATATTTAAATGATATCTCGTTTCACGACTCAGATGATGACGATTAAATCAATAGGTATTGACTACTCACTATCTTGTCCTGCAATCTGTATAGAAACAGATAATGCCGAAGATTACTATTATCTAACAGATAAGAAAAAATACGAAGGTACATTTAGACCTAATATTACTGGCACTTTACATAAAGGACATCTAACACCACAACAACGATATGAAGATATTGCAGATTGGGTAATAGATACAATACACTCATACTATCCTAAGAATATAGTAAAACCTAAATACCCTATGATTAATCTAGAAGATTATTCATTTGCTAGTAAAGGTAAAACATTTCATATTGCAGAGAATATGGGTATGTTAAAATACAAATTCTATAAGGCAGAGATACCATTTCAACTCATAGCACCATCATCTATCAAGAAGTTTGCCACAGACAAAGGCAACGCAAATAAAGAGATGATGGTAGACGCTTTCAAAGAAAAAGCAGGTGTGGACCTACTATCTGAACTAGACTGTGGATACAACTCACCTGCCTCAGATATCGCTGATTCGTATTTTATATGCAAATATGTCGTGGAAGACCCTCTAAAACCCCTAAAATAGTGTTGTATTTTTGCAACACTCATTATTTATCTCCTAACCTATTGATTCTAAACGAAACTTAATTCATTTTTCGCTTGTTTTGTGTCTAAAAATATGATAGATTTAGTCATAAATTAAAGAAAAACAAAGGATTATATGACTATATTATTAATTGCAAGTTTAACAATGTTCACATTTTTTACTTATTGTGCCGCTGTTGCTTACTATCAAATGTTTAAAGAAGATTTTGGTGACCTCTAATGATACCGTTTTTACTGTTGATAACATTAAGTATTGGGGCAATACTGACGATTGGAATAATATTAAGATGACAAGTAGAGTATATGTAGATATGGATGGCGTGATCGCTGACTTCTTTTCAGCACTCGCAGAATTTAGAAAAGTAAATCACTGGAAAGATCAAGGTGAGATTACAATAGACACTTCAATAAAAGAATTACAAGGTACAAACTTCTTTGAGACCTTACCAGTTTTTCCTTTCGCTAAAAAATTAGTTGATTTAGTTAAGTCTTATACGGGTGGTGATTGGTACATCAATACTTCACCACTCAGAGACGACCACGAGAACTCAGAATATTACAAGACTAAGTGGTTAAAGAAACATAATTTTGATCCGAAAGACATCATAGTTACCAAGAGAAAAGAATCTTATGCAGTTGACAAAAAGACCGGCATACCAAACATATTGATTGACGATAGACCTAAGAACCTAGAGAGATGGATTGCTCGAGGGGGTGTCGGTATCAGATATCAAGCAAATGAAGATAGTTTAGATTTAATTAAGAAAGGATTAGATAAAGCATATGGAACCATAGCAAATGTAAAAGGCGAAAACACCGAGAGTATGGTCACCCACGGTGACAGGAAATCTATGCCTTCGGAGAATGACCGTGGGTAGTGTATTGAAAACTACATACTTGGTAAACCATACGGCCGACAAGTCAGTTTTAGATACACTAAAGGAACAACAACAAAGGAGTAATAAGTGAACGACATAATAGAAATAATAGAAGATTTAAAAGAGATCAGAGAGGCAGTTAATCTCAATGACTCTGTACATATCGCCATTGATCAGAAAATTGAAAAGTA